GGCACAAAGCCCAGGGAGTTGGTCAGCGTCCGAGTCTTGTTGACCGCAAATGCCAGGGACTGGGCGCCGGCATCAAAGCTTGGCTTCTCGGTCGAGATCGTTTCCTTGATCTCGTCCTTGCGCACACGCATTTTGACGTAGCGCTTGGAGCCCTGTTGATCACCCACGGCGATGGGCGCGTTCATGGTCTGGCGAACCGTGAACGAATAGATCAGCTCAACTTCCTCGAGCTGGCCAACTGAGTCGTAGTAAGCCCGGTAGTTCTCCGAGCTGAACCACATAATCCGGTAGGTGTCCCTGACCGGCCTGAAATAGAACAGACCCTTCCCGTCAATCAGGAAGTCATCAATAATGCCTTCTAGGCGGGTGTCAATCTCATTCTCTTCAACCAGCTGCGCCATGAACTTCTTTCGGAACCCGAAAGTGTCCTGCGCTGGATAGAACTCCAGGCCCTGGCGCAACATGAACAGCTTCATCTGCGAGAGATGGCTGTTCACAATCATTGTGTCCGTATTGGACGCGCCGTCTCGCTTGCGTGCAGCCTCAAGGATGCGCCGGAAACGGTCGTGGGTAGCCTGGCTCATTCTTCTATTTTAGTTCCACTCAATTTGCGCGCTTCCGCGTCGCATAAGGCCTTGCACCACGATATTCAATGAGTCAGCGCAGTCATCGTGAGGCGAATGGCCGAAGTTGACGATCTCGTCGATCATGCAACTAAAATCACGGTACTTGTTGAAGATAATTTTCTTGTGCTCGAAGAGCCCCATGATCCCCCTCAACCTAGCGAGCTTGTCACCACGGAAACCCTTTACAGGGCTAATGGAGAGGTTGTAGAGCTGCCACTCATTGAAGAGGATCCGCTTCATGTCGCCCTCAAACGATTTCTGATAGGCGACGACCTCTGGCCAGATGGTGACAGCTGACGGCGACTTGAAGTATTGCCCTTCGTCATTCACCTCAAGCAGGTTCCACTCGACCAGTAGTTCGCACAGTGCCTCGATTTTGTCGATGTTCCCCATCGAACGCATTCGCCGGTAATCGATCACGTAGACCTTGTCGTCAACCCGGCCAGCCAAGGTAAACACGGTCCAATCGTTCCTCTCTGTCATGCCAGCCGAGAGGTCGATGCCTACGCCGATGACGTCGTACACGTCAGGGACCTCACCCTTCACAAACAGCTCCGGCGAGATGCCGAGCTCCTTGGATCGCACGGGCTGGTTCAGGTACTGATAACTGAACGCCACACGGTCATCGGACTGCAGCTTCAGCAAGTATTTTGCTGACCACATTTCTGGCCAATACGACTTAGGCCTTCCGTCGTCGTCGTAATGCAGCGCTGACTGGGTGATGCACTTCCACCCTTTCTGCTCAGTGAAGATCGTGGCGAACAGATCATCAAAGTGGAATCGGGTGCCCAGGGCGATGGCTCGCGCACCCTGGAACATGGTGGGCACGATGACGTTCGTCCAGTTCGTCTCCATCTCCCGGCGGATATCCGGGTTGGCAATACTGGCGGCACTCTTAATGGCGTCATCCACCACGATCAGGTTGGATCGCTTCGAGGTGATGGTTCCCTTCAGGCCAGCGCAAGCAACGGTGAATGCGTCCTCACCTCGGACGTCGACTTCAGCAAACTCCCAGTCAATACTCCAGAGTTCGTCGGATGTACGCATCTTCGAGAGGCGCACACAAGGGAAAACCTCCTGATACTCCTTGGAGCAGATCAGGTTTTTAATCGCAGCGCTTTTATTGCGGGCAACGTCGACGTTGTACGAGACGTACAGGATCCGCAGCAGCTTTTTCGCAATGGCATGCCTGCCGATCAGCCAACCCAGCAGCAAGCCGAGAACGGTTGACTTCGCTGATCCTCGAGGACTCAGCAGGCATGTATTCGGTCCCGCGACATCCAGCAGGTGATCATTGCTCTGTCCTGTCAGGAAGACTTGATGCCACTCCCGCATATGGCGAGCGGGCTTCTTGCCCATTAACTCGCAGAAGTAGCCGAAGTTGTTGCGCGCCTTCAGCACATGAGGCGGGACCTCAACTTCTACTTGCTTCTTGACGATGGCTTTTGCTGCAGCTTTGGCAGACCGCAGCTTGGCCTGAGCGATTGAGCTTCCTGCCATTTCGCGAATCTATCCACTTTCAACAACAGGCGCCCCCTAGAGGGAGGCGTTTTTTTGCCGCCGGAAATTTTCAGGCGTACTCAGACAACCGACTGGCAATAGACGAGGCCCTGAACGGATCAACACCTTGGTCAATCAGTCTCTGTGCAACGGCCTGCGCTATAGCTTCGTACTGACGATTAGGCATGTAGTCGCCTTGGGCCTCTCTAGGCCAGTGAGCCAATCCTTGAGCAGCCAGTGCCTCCATCTGCCCCTGGTGAATGCCTTTCTCAAGAATCATTTGGGCAAGCGCTTCTTCGTCTACCCCGTCTTCCTCGTAATACCGATCACCTCGTTCTGGTGGGTATTCAATGTATTCCTTCTTGTCTTGCGAGAGCAAACGCAGCACGTCTGCGTCACTCATAGCCATTCGCTTAGCCATTACTTCTCCTCGCAAAGATCAGCCCAGATGGACTCGAATGCCAACTCCAATGCCGGCAGCACCTCCTCCGAGCTTTTGAAGATGCCGCGTAGATCACGCATCACCTTGTCAGCACCGGACATGATCAATCCCCGGCGATCCAAGCTCTTCGTGAGCTTGTCGACGTCCATGACGTGACCGCGAAGCTCCTTTGATAGGTGGGCGATTCGAGTCGCCGCCGCGTCAGCCTTGATCAGATCCGCCTGAACCTGTTGCCGCAAGAAGTCGATATCACCTTCAAGCTTGACGATCTCCGCCAGCATGATTTCCCGACGGTTCAGCTTCGGGTAGGTCTGGTGCAGCCACTTCTCCAGCGCAGGGAAGCTGCCCTGGTAACCAAGCACACCTGCGTACAGCCAGACCTCGTAAACCGAATAGGTGTTCTCGGCATAGGCCAAGAACCCTTCACGGTGAGCGTTGTCGAGCGCCGCTAAGAATGCCTGGATTTGCTCGTCAACGTATTTCGCCATCAACCGAAGAACCGTGCACCAAGAGAGCGAATGGCACCCCGAGCATCAGAACGCATGCCACGCTCTTGCTTGTAGCGCTCGCCGATGTTTAGGCGCTCCTGCTGCCCGGCAGTCACGATGCTCTTGCGGTCCTCAGACCCCTTGGTCTGCAGGTTCAGTCGATCCTGGACCCCCTGCGCGCCAATGTTTAGTCGATCCTGAGTCCCCTGCGCGCCAATGTTCATCCGCTGCTGAGCGCCAGTCTCTCGAATACCCAGTCTCTGCTGCTCGCCCTGGGCGTTGACAAGGTCCTTAGCGATGCGGCCCTCGACGCCCATCAGCTTCATCTGGTTGCCGGTCTTCAGGTTCTCATACCCCTGCTGGAGATTCGCCAAGTGGCTCGACATTGCCTGGTTGTACTGCAAGGACAAGCCGCCCATTGCCTGGGTACGGAACACGTCCGCATAGGTGCCTGCGACCAGGCCGCCGATGGTTTCGTTGTCCTTGTACTTGTTCCCGAATTCGGACAGGCCGGCCATGCCCTGATTGAACATCTCGCCGCCGATTGTCCCAGGCGTGTAGGCGTAGCTCATTGTCTTACTTGCTCAGGAGGATTGCGCCGCCGAGGCCAAGGGTCTTGATCATGTTGAAGATGTCGCCACGATTCCGCAGAGCGGTATTCGATTCGCGAGTTGCCGCACGATCGGCGTACTCCTTGTCCAGCATGTAGCGATAATCATCGCTATTCATCTGGCGACCAGCCGCGAGCTCGTCATAGCCAGGCTTCAGTACTCGCAGGGCTTCAGTGGCCGCTGCGTCCGCCTTACCGGCGTACGAGTCGACACCGACCTGACCAAAGTGGGCTGTACCCTCCTTGACTCGCTTAAGTTCGTCTTCTGCTCGCTGATTTGCCAGCTGGTCGGCCTTTTCCCGAAATTCGATTTCCAGCTTGCGAATGTCACGGCTCTGTTCAATGCTCGGCTGCTGAAGAGTCAGATTTGCCTGGTCGCCTTGCTGTGCAAGGATCTTTTCAGCAACTGCTAAACGCTCCTCCCTGTCTTTCTCGTCGGGGCCTTTGGTCGCCCATTCAATCAGATCTTTAATAGATAATTTTTCAGCCATTTACTTGAGTCCGTATGCTTTTTTGACCTGCTCCAGCGTCATGGAAGAGCTGAATTTAACTCCCTCCAGTTTAGGAGGCTCTGGCGGGGCCACCGTTTTCAGGCTATTTATGAACTCTTTAGTGACTGGCTGACCCTCTTTAAGGTTGTTGATTGTATTTAGTGCGCCTCCAAGACCTAGAGCTGGGTCCAAATTACCGAGGCGCCCACGCTCGAAAGAGGCAAGGTTGCTTCGATGGTTCATTTCACCCAGCAGCATGTCGCGGGGATCGCGCCGCTGAACTCCGAGCCCAGGAAGCTGCCCTGGCGTTGATTCGCCAAGTAGCC